GCCTCTTGAACCAGTAACGGCAGATAGCCTCTGAGTCTGTAGAGTACCAAAGAGACCACCTATGAACCCTCTAAACCTACCACTAAAGGCTGACATAGTAACACCACCTAAAAGAAGCCCTGTTAAAATACCCCCTCCAGGAAGGAAGTTAAGAGCGCCTAAGAGTAGTCCAGGGATGCCTCCAATAGTGTCTACGACACCTTGAGCAAAACCTGATAGAATCTGTCCAAAGGCTCTAATAATCCGAGGAATGTTTGAAATAAGAAAGTTAGCAAACTGTCCAGCAGCCTGTCCAAGTCCTTGTCCAAGATCAGTAAAGAATCCTGATTTTATCAAAGAAGTACCCAAACCTGAGCTTATAGCAGCACCAACGGCTCCTGCAAGACCAACTCTTAAAAGTAAACCTAGACTAACAAAAGAAGCTGGTGCAAAGGCAAGCGCAAGCCCTGCGGCAATAGCAGTAGCAAAGGCTATTGACATAGCAGGAGAAAAAGACCTGAGAGATTCAAAAAGGAGTGCTCCTGCTTCTCCTAACGGCTTAAGGATGTTAACAATAACACTACCAAGACCCTTTTTAAAAGCATTTGCAGGATCATCAAAAATATCGCCAATACCTGAAAAGTCAACCCCTAAAGCTGTAAAGTTAAAAGCACTTGCAAGTTTTTTACTAAGGGGAGTTACTCCGTCAAATATTCTTTTGTAAGCAGCAAGAACTTTGTTACCAAATTTTTCTATTTTATCTCCTGCAGAACCTAACCATTTACCTGCTAAAGAGTCTGTTTCTTTCATGGTGTCTGTCCACCAAGAATTCCCAATAACCTTGTCGTATAACCAAGCAAACTTTCTTTCAATCTTAATTAGAATGTCTTCTATAATTAGTTGAGCACGAAACATGTAGTATCTGGCATAAAACTCAATTTTAAAGAAGGTAGGTTGAAGTTTCCTTAATGTTTTAGAACCAATATTGCCAAGAGAATTATCGATTGCTTCCCCTAAACGTACAAAACTTTGGCTTGTAAGTAAGAGTACTCTATTAAGACCTACTAAAAACTCAGAAGCTAAAAAGTTATCTTTAACTTTCTTCATTACTTCTTGTGTAATAGCAAGAGCTTTGTTTAGTCTTTCAAAAGACTCGTAGCGGAATCTAAATAATCTTTGCTCAACTAGTCCTAGACTCATACCAACTTCAGTAAGAGAGTTTTTAGTCCTTCTTAAAGTACGCTCAACTCTATTACCTACATTATACCAGCGTCTACCATAGCTATCTATTACATTACCAATAGTATCAAGATTTTTTCCAAACTCGGTTAGGCTGTTTGATGTAAAAAGATCTCTAATTTGACCTTGAAACCCTACTCCAAAAATATTTCTAAAGAAAGAAGGTATTTCTAATCCTAAAGTTCTATACTTTTGCCTAACAGTATTAATTGCCATTGTTGTTTCCAGAACAAAGACATCACCAATAGTTCTAAGAGGAGTAATAATAGTAGGAAGAGCATCGACAAATCTACCAATGATAGCTCCAACAATATTAGTAATTCCTGTAGCGGTAGCAATTACACCAGAAAAGGCACTAGAAAAACTTCTAAGAGAGCCAACAACGCTAGAAACTATTCGTGTTCTGTTTGCTTCTACGTAATCAGAAATACGATTGATTCTGTTAACGTAGGATCCAGTTAAATTTAGTTGTTTACTTATTTCGGCTACTGTTCGCCCTATTTGATCTCGCATAACTACCATAGCTTGCTGAGACGTTTGCTCCATTGACATAAATTCTTCGTCAAGTTTTCCTGCTTGAGTCAATAAAGCTTCAAAGGCAATCTCAGAAGTAATTTTTCCTTCGGCAGCAACTTTCCTTAAAGCGCCAAGAGGAAGTTCCATAGAGTCTGCAATAGCTTGTGCTAGTCGCGGCGCTTGCTCTAGAACTGAGTTAAGTTCTTCCCCACGAAGGGTGCCGGAAGCAATACCTTGTCCAAACTGTGTTAAAGCTGCTCTAGCTGATTCTGTGCTTGCGCCAGAAATAGCAATAGCTTTATTAATAGAAGTAACAGCTTTTAAAATATCTGCTGAAGAGCGTCCTGTTCCTTTAAGTGCCAAACCAAACCTGTTGAAAGTATTTGCGGCTAAATCTACAGGAGCGCGAGTTCTTTTTGAGATTGAATACAACGCATCCATTGTATCATTTAATTTTTGTGTACGTCCAGTAACTAACGCAACTCTGTTTTCTAAATTAGTCAGAGAGTCAGTTACTCTGTTAATCCCTTTAGAGGCTGCAGCGGCAGAAAATGCTGCACCAATACCCGCTGCTAAACCAACAAAAGCCTTATTTAAGGTACTAACCGACTTTTCAATATTTCCAACTGACCTTTGGAGTTTTCCTAAGTCTTGTCTTGCTTGGGTACTGTTTGAACTTACTTTTATTTCTACACCACGATTCATGGTTTACTCCTTTAATAAAATTGCCCCTGACGATCCTTATATAAAAAGGGCCATCAAGGGCAATAAGTCAGTTTGGGGTTAGGATTCCTATTCGGGTTAGCACTTGTTCAATAAAGAACTTAGGTGCCTGTTTACTGTGTCCATTGTTTAAAGGGACAATATGGTCTACAGGGTTAACAATAGTACCCCCGACAGTTCCATCCATTTCAGGAATAACTTTAGAAGTCCATCCTGCTCTTGCTTCTCCCGTATCAACTGGAGTAACTACCTTTAGAGTCTCAGTAGCATATTCTATTTTAGATCTAATGTCTTCGTTAGCGATTTCTTTAACTTCTCTCTTAACTCGCTCCATTTCAGCATCAAAGTCTATTATTTTTAATGTTACTTTACTCATTTTTAACCTCTAAGTTTGAGAAGTCCCAGCCAGAGTCGTCGCCATGTTTTGCTGCTTTCATTTTTGATAAGAAAGCACCTTTAGGGATTGCTTTATCGTCTGTGGCTTCTGGTTTTGAAAATTCAGTTATTGCTCTAAGGCTTGAAAATAATTTTTCTGGTTTTTCTTTTACACCTTGAGCCGACAACAACATATAAGTTCTGTGGTCTTCTTGCCAACCGTGAGGTCTTCGTTTGTAGAAAGTAATCCACTTAAGAAGTTCATCGTAGGGCATTTCTTGCTGCAGCTTATAGACAGGCATGTGCAGCAAGGATGCTATTTCGAATATAGTTTCTTCAGTGGGAGTTAGTTTCCCGAAGCTTCCTGATCACCTAAGCCAGAATACTTCATAATTTCTTCAGAGAGAGTTGACAAATCATTTAAAGGAAAAGTGTCAAAGTCTGCATCTGTCATTTCAGCCGCATCAGTAACCGCCATTCGCAAAATGTCGCGAAGAAGCTTTAGCTGAGAGTCATCAGTGTCTTTAGACTTGGCTTGCTTTTTTACCAACTCTTGAACAACTAAGACGTCCTTGACTGAAAGTTTCCGAATTGTTACTTCGGATTCCATAAAAGGAATTTTTTTTGATTGTACAGTACCTACTAGATTTTTCATAATTATTTCCTAACTTAGTCTAATTTATTTGTATCGATGAACAAAGAACTATTTTCTTCTTGAAAGTCATCCATCATTTTACGTACAGTATGAAGAACAGAAAGAGTTTCCATAATTTCTTGTCCTGTCGTAGAGTTATTGTCAAAGTCTTGGAACCTTTCAAAACTCTTACGAATACTAATATCTACACTACGCCGCATATGGCGAAAAGTAGTTCTCATAACAAAACTCTTACTAAATGGTTTATCCATATCTTACTCACTTTTTATCTGGGATAAGTCAGAGGAGACCCCGAAGGATCCCCTCATCATTAGCGATCTCTATTTAGCTAGCTGCAACTGTGGCAGGACCAATAAAGTCGGACTGTGTAGACAAAGTAACAGTAGCAGTAGTTGCATCTGTTAGGCTTGGATTAACCAAGATTGCTTCGACTTTACCGTTAAAGTAAAACTCAGTGTTAGCTTTAGCAATAGTAGTGCCAGCACCTTCGTTTGGAGTACAAGCTGTGTCAGTCATCATAAAGCGAACTGTAACTGGTTTACCTATGAGCAAGTGAAGATCACCTGCATCGGTTGCGTTATAGTTAATCGTAATTTCAAGGCTTGGCGCGTCAGCCTGACCTTGAACCTGAGAAGAGGTCTTTTGACCATAAACAGGAACGTTAACAATGTTTGCAGGTGTACCTACAGAAGGAAACTCTCGTACAGAAGGCATACGAAAATGCTTAGGGACGCCAGTTGTGTCTCCATCAGCATTATCCGCAGTTCCAGGAGTTGAGCCTACAAACAAAGCAGCGTACTCAGCTGCAGTGTCAGTAGCAGCTACAGGAGCAATTGTGAAAAGGTCAAGGTAAGTAAAAATACCTGTGCGAAGGTCGGAAATATGAGCCATTTATTTATTCTCCATAAGATTGAAATGGTATTGTGTATTGAGCGCTATACAGCGCTTTGTTAGCTGTGTCTAAACCCCCAATGGTAAGAAAGGAAGTTCCAAGCAACGGGCCGTAAGTAATTACGTTACTAACAGTAAAAGTAGTGCTTTTGTTTTGTAACAACACATCTAAAATGTCGCTTATTTGCATTACACGTTTTTGGCCTTCTCCAGCCTCAACATATATACTAAGTATAACTGTCCCACTAAGGTTCTTAACTCCTCCGTAATAAGTACCAGAGTTTGAAGGTAAAATGTTTATTCTTAAAAACTCATTATGTTTAGCAATAGTGCCTTCGTAATTATCGGGGTATAAGTTGATTCCTTGAGACGTCCAATAAGATTGAGTAAACATATACTCTATTGCTTTTCGAGCATTTTCGTAAGTCATTTAAGCCTCCCTAGTTAGAGTGGCGTCAATTGTAAAACCGTTATCTTGAGAGTCAGTAATACTGTAGACGTCAGTTCCTATAGTAAGAGTATCGTAACTATCTATTCCAGAAGTAGACTTGATTATACTTTGATAGGTTGATCTACCATTCATTAAAGCCTTAGATACAATAATTACTTGTACAGTTTTTTTAGTAGTGGTGCTATCAACTGCACCAGTAGCAAAGTTATAAGAAGTTGCAGATTTATTAGATAGAGTTGCTGTAGAAGCTAGTTCCCCTGCAGAATCAAATGCCTTATCTACTGCGGCTACAATTTTAGCCTTAGATACACCCATTAGTTAGACCTCCACCAACTTGAGCCTACACCAGAGGCGTAAGCTTTGTTAAGCAAGGGTCTAATCTTTTTTAAAACCAATCCAGGTTTTACTGGTATATTTGCAGAAGAATTAGAATCTGATAAAGAAATTGATCCAATAGAAATAGACTCAAAAGTCTGTCCTTGTCCTTGGAGCACATCCTCATTATCTACTAAGTGAAGAGCTTGTTCATAAACTGCTTCTTTTACTTGAAGAGGTACAACGGTCTTACCAATAGTAATTGTTGCGCCCATTCTAGTATCGTTGTAAATAGCGTTATTACGGGGCCAAGCTAGTGCTTGAGAGGAACTAACAGCCGCACCGATCCAAGCATGATCATCCACTAACAGAGTTGCTGTTACGAGTGCAGACTCTCTGAGTTCAGTACTAGCAGCTGTCCAGTTGGCACTGTCAATACGGGTTTCAAAGTAAGCATCCGCTTCCGTTTCTGTTACGTAGCTGTTTGTGTTTACGGTTAAGGGCATTAGTTCCTCCTTTCAATAACTTAAGAGTGGAAAATGGGCAGAATGTCCAAGTTCAACGCAGCGGCCTTACGGGTGTAAGACGCAGC